AACATGGAACTTACTGCATCTTTTAGACTTTTTGCAAATGAATCTCTTTTATATCCGTGATGTGTGACCAGTCTTTCTGCAACTGTGTCTTTTCCTGAACCTATTAAACCACAAATACCTATAAGCATTTGTATAGTATACTATTTTTTTAGACGTTTTGCAATCTCTTCTTTTGCTTCTTGAACTGCACCTAAAACTTGTCTTCTTAGGTGTGGATCGTGGGCGGCTCTTTTAGCATCGTTTTCCAAATGCTTTACCATAAATTCTAATTCGTCGGCTTTTAGGTCGCTGTAACTTCTACAACGTTCGTCTCTTGCTCCGGAATCTACTGTTACATTTACTTTCGGCATAGTAATAGTATTTAAAAAGGAATGTTATTGAATTAACCTATCACAAAACTATGTGGAGTTCCACCTTCTTCAAAATTACCTATTTCTGAATCAAGTTTTTCCATCATTGCTAAACCTTCGCTTTTTAGTGCTTCTCCGTTTAGCGATGTTCCACCTTGTGGTCCTGCAATAGTATTAAACTTTCCTCTCGCTTCACCTAACATGGTTTTACATACGGCTAGAGTATAATCTCTAATCCATGGTTTTGAATATATGTCTTTGAATAATGTTATATCTGGTCTAAAATTATCTGTATGCATAAGAACAGTTTCGTCATCTGCTCTTGGTCTTTGTGTGATTGTTAATTTTTTAGTTGCCACATCAAAGTGAAATTGTATAAATGAACCAAATAATTTTCCAACTAATTCTTGGTATGATGCAAAAGCATAGTAAGTCGCTAAACCACCTGTTGCACCTGCTCTTAAAAGATATGTATTTGTGTATGCAAGATTGAATGGTTCAAATAATGTTCCACCTTCTCCACCCTCTGTTCTTGATCCAACTGTTCTTCTGAATAATTTTCTAACGTTGATTATTTCATCTGGTAAAATATATGTGTTTTGGTTTTTCTTTAATGTTAAAAATGCATAGGATTCTTCCACAGCATTTGACGATCTTTGTCTAAATCTATTCACTGCTCTTTCCAGTGCAGTTTGATAGTGTTTTGGATCCAATTCAACGTCAATCATACCTTCACCGAGGTTGTTTTTGACGTAATCGAATATCTCCTGTTGACCTGTTTGTAATTCTGACATATACATATTTACCACATGGTTCGCTTTCAATAAATATGTGTGATATGCCAAGATTATCTTTATTCAAACCAGAAAAAGGAAACGATTACAAATTTCACGATCGTAACATAAATGAGATGTTTCAGGTGGGCGGAACTGACCTGAATCTTCACAAGTATATAGGCCCGTATGATCAGGGTGAAACGAATAAAGACGGAGATGCTAGTCCAACACAACCTAATTATTCTGGCAGTGAAATAAACGAATTAACAATACAAGATTTGCTTTTTTTAGAAAACAGAGATAGAAAATACGCACCAGATGTATACACAATTAGAGGAATTTATAATGTGCAAGATGCAGATTTTAACCTATCTCAGTTTGGAATGTTTTTACAAAATGACACACTATTTTTAACAGTTCATTTAAATGATACTGTAGAAAGATTAGGTAGAAAACCTATGTCGGGAGATGTTATAGAATTCCCCCACATGAAAGATGATTATTCATTAGATAAAAATATACCAATTGCACTAAAAAGATTTTATGTTGTAGAAGATGTAAACAGAGCCGCAGAAGGATTTTCACAAACATGGTGGCCACATTTGTTAAGATTAAAAATGAAAACTTTAGTTGATTCTCAAGAATTTAGAGATATTTTAGGTGACGCAACAACAGACGGATCACTTGCAAGTTATATGTCTTCGTTCAATAAAGAAAAACAAATCAATGATGCAATAGTAAATCAAGCAGAAGCAGATGCACCTAAATCAGGATTTAATTATAAGCAATATTATGTTACTCCTATTGATGAAAAAGGAAATGTAAGACTCGATAATGTTAACAATAAAACAGATAGAGTTTCAAATGATAAACCTATTAATTCAACAATAGACACTCCAGCAAGTTCATCTTATGGATTTTATTATGACGGTGATGGTGTTGCACCCAACGGTTATCCTACAGGGTTTGGAACTTCATTTCCAACTACAAATAAAAATAAAGGTGATTATTTCTTAAGAACTGATTTCTTACCTAATAGATTATTCCGTTATGATGGTACAAGATGGATAAAAGTAGAAGATTCAATTAGGTTAACAACAACAAATAACGACACAAGAAAGAACTTTAAATCACAATTTGTTAATACATCTGGCACAAAAACTATTAATGGTTTAACTGTTGAACAAAGACAATCATTATCAGATGCATTAAAACCAAAGGCTGACAATTAATGCTACATTTTTACGAAGGACAAGTTAGAAAATTTGTAACTCAATTCATCAGAGTGTTGAGTAACTTTTCTATTGAAATGGGTAAAGGTAAAAATGGCGAAGTAAATTTGCGTCAAGTACCTGTAATTTACGGAGATATGACAAGGCAAGTAGCAAATATTATCAAAAACAATTCAGAAAACTTTTTACAATCAGCACCGAGAATTGCGGCATACATATCAGGTTTAGAATATGACAGAGATAGAATGCAAAATCCTTATCATATAGAAAAACAACATTTAAAAGAAAGACATTACGACGAAACTACAAAACAGTACACAAATAAATTAGGTGCAGGATACACAATTCAAAAAGTTATGCCTTCTCCATTTAGATTAAATGTTACAGCAGACATATTCTCAACAAACACAGATATGAAATTACAAATTTTAGAACAAATTTTATATCTGTTCAATCCAGATTTTGAGATACAAAAAACAGACAACTATATTGATTGGACTAGTTTAAGTTATATTGAACTTACAGGTATAACATTTAGTTCAAGAACGATTCCAGTCGGTGCAGACACGGAAATTGACGTTGCAACAATGCAATTCTCAATGCCAATATGGTTATCACCGCCTGTTAAAGTTTCTAAATTGGGTGTGATACAAAAAATTATAATGAGCATATATGACGACGACGGCACAGGTGCAATGAACAAAGGATTAATAGATGGTTCGTTGATATCAAGAAGTTACATTACACCAAAACAATATCATGTTTTACTGACAGGAAATCAATTAAGATTATTAGGTACCACAGGTACAAATGCAAAAACAGGCGGAGATGGATTCCACACAAACGTTGATCACGGTAATAAACTAGATCCATTTGTAACTTATGGTCCACCTTTAAATTGGCATACAATTTTAAATCAATATGGAAAAATTACAAACGGTGTTTCTCAAATTAAATTACAAACACCAGAAGGCAAAGAAATTGTAGGGACAATAGCAACATCAACGTTAGATGATTCTATTTTAATGTTCAATATTGACAGCGATACTATTCCTGCTAACACACCTGCATTACCAAATGTAACTAAAATTGTTAATCCACTTACATTTGATCCTGGTGCGAGTGTGGCAAATGGTACAAGATATCTATTAGTTGATAACCTAGGAGATTCAACAACTGCTTGGGGAGACATCGAAGCAAGTACAAATGACATTATCCAATACAATTCAAGCACATCAAAATGGTCAGTTGTATTTGATGCTTCAAATCCAGATTCAACACAGCACTACATAACGAATTTACACACAGGAATACAATACAAATGGAACGGAATCGAATGGTTGAAATCGTATGAGGGTGTGTACGTTGCTGGTAAATGGACTATGGTACTAGATGGTGGAAGTACACCTTATGATGCTAGTACAGATGTTAATAATCCATAGACTTAAAAAAATAATCTTGTTATAATATATTATGGCGCCAACTAACATAATTTGCTCGGGTGCATTGTTTTATGCAACCACAACAAAAAGATTTTTATTTTTACAAAGAACAGATGATAAAACTAAAGGTCTTTGGGGACTTTGTGGCGGAATGGCAAAATATCACGAGTCTGCATTTGAAGGATTAAAAAGAGAAATAAGCGAAGAAGTTGGAGAAACTCCAGCATTCAAAAAAGTAATACCTTTAGAACTTTTTACATCCAATGATCAAAAATTTACATTCAACACTTATTTGGTTGCTGTAGAAAGTGAATTTATTCCAAAATTAAATGACGAACATTCAGGATATTGTTGGTGTAATTTTGAATGTTGGCCAAAAAATTTACACGCCGGACTAAAAAATACTCTTAATAATAAATCAATTAAAGGTAAGTTACAAACTGTTTTAGATTTAATTGTTTAACCAGCACTAATTTTTACAGTACCGTTATCATTCCATAGTTGACCTGCATTATTAGGATCACTTGTAGGTAAGTCAGTTGCCATAACTTTACCCGATTCATTAACCATCACAGTACCACTTTGATCAGGAAATACAATATCTCTTCTTGCCGTTGCGGCAGTTCCGTATAATCTAGTTTTTTTATATCCTGTTGTTTGTAAAACTAAAGGTTTGTCTACATGAACAAATACTCCGTCATTTTGCACAATTAACATTGACTTATGTTGGCCTTCGGTTCTTATCGTAAATGTTAAATTGGAGTCGTCACTGCCTTTTGTTGTGTCTCTGATTATACTATGAATACTTGCATACCGTATTGTTTCTCCTTCAGAATTTATACCCTTGAATTGTATTTTTCCTAAATGATCACCTTTTGCAGGAGAAGACGATTGTCTAGTCAATGTCATGTGTGGACCACCTGCAGAAGTGTCTGCGTTCGTGATCAT